GAACTGAGAAAGCCGCTGCAATCGCTCCCCCAATCCTTTTCATTCCAGCACTCATAGCCGTTTCCGACTTCTTAGCACTTCCCTTAACAGCCCCTTCCATTCTCGCTAAGTCCCTCTTCAGGTCGGAGATGTCAGCGGTTACCTTTACGTTTAGTTCTTCTACGGTCATACGACAAAAGTAGTTTTAGGACTCTTGCCCCTTATTCCACGCTTCCAAGACCTTGGCTTGCTCCTCAAAGGAAATAGCTGGTTTCTTGGGGTCACCGTCAATAAGTGGTATCTCTAGAATGTCCTTTGCTTTAACAGGCTTCTTGACGTGTGGGTTAATTAAGGCAGCCATCATATTCCTCCATCGATCATCTTCACGAGCCATACGCCTATTCACCCCCTCTAGACGATAGATGAACTCCTTGAATGTGGTATTGTAAAAGCGTTCTAACGGCAGACCCAGGTCACCACACCAAAGGGCTTCAGCCTTGTCGAAGGTTAGTCCGCTACCTCCTTTCCCCCTTCCTTGTTCTCAACCTTTGGGAGTGACTCTAAGAACTCTTTAAGGGCGTTGCCCATTAGTTCGGGGTTAGTCTTAGCGGTTTCCAAGAAATCGTCTTCTGTGACCTCTAACGGCTTCTTAATGGACTTCTTGTAAGCTAGGTGAGATGAGTACATAAAGGAAGCGATACGCTCCCAGTCTTCAAGTTTAAGTTCGTCACCGTTCTCCCTATGGCCCGTGAATAGTGCTACTATCTCAAATAGGTCAGCCATTGTCTGCTCGAAGGTTTCTAAGCCTCTAAGCTTGCCGTACTCAATAAACGCCCTATTCGTCCAAATGAATTCTTCAATCTTCATAGTAGCTTTCTTATTATCGCTTGTACTCTTCTAACTATCTTATTCTTGTTATTCTCGAACGCTGGTCTTAGGTATGGCTTAGGCCCTCCATTTGGCCCCGTTCCTTGTGGCTCACCGAACTCAATATAATTGGCGTACTCCAGGTTTGTGCCTATCTCAAAGCCGTCTTCTACCTCGTTGGTAATAATGGAGCGTCTTAGGGTTCCCATATCTACGGGGACAATCTCCCTAGCCTCGCTTTGGATCTCTAGCGCACTTGTAGCCAACTCAGCTAATACGGCATTATAGACGGCTATCTTAGCCTTGGTCAGCTTGCCCCTTAACCTCTCGTCTTGTACATCAACCCTAAACACTAGTAGCGGTAAAGGTGACCATCCCAGTTAGGTCAGGTGTGGGGAAGCTTTCCACTCGGTACGTTGTGCCCCTCCAAGAAATAGCCTTAATCGACTCACTCCCCGTGGTGGTTACCTCCTCAGAACTATAATCAGTAGCGTCCCTCATTGTAACGACAATAGAAGCGTTTCTAGACGCGTTTGGGTTCTGTTGGGTGTACCCCGTGGATTCAACCCGAACGTCTGCGTACTGCTCTCTTAACTGCGTTAGAACGGTTGTGAAGCCCCCTATCTCGTCCTCAGTATTGGTTTCCGTATAAAGAATTATTAACTCTCTCATCCTTACCTATTTAAAGTTAAGCATAAAAAGAGGTGAATCTCCTATACCCCGACAAGAGGTTTTTAACCGTGAATTCAGTTTCTGCCGTGATCGTTCCCTTAATGGTTACCTTCCTTTCGTCATAGAGTTCAGCGGCAATTAACAAGATAGCTTGTTGGATAGCATCGGGTAGAATTGAGGGTGTTGCCGTATAGGTAACTTCTATCTCTTCATAGCCTGTATCGACTGAACTGACCACGAGCGTATCATCTCCCCTTGTGCGGCTTGTGAGCGTTGTGCTATCCCCGTTCTCATCGTAGCCCGTAACAACTACACTAGAGTAAGACCCATCCATTAGGGCAATAGGCAATTCAAGGTGAAGCTTAGAGTTGTTGATCTCGTCCGTGAAGTCTGTTACTACTACCTTAACCCCTATAACCTGGTCAAAGGCGTAACCCGTGTATCTCATAACGTATTCACGAGCGGAAGACAATAGGGCAGATAGTAGGTTGGTTTCCCCAGCTATGTCAGGGATTCTAGCGAATAGCTTTAACTCTGCTGATGTTACCCCCGTTTGGGCTGAAGTGCTGGTTATCTTAGTGCGTGTTCTCATACCTCTAAAATACGACCACGAGCGTAAGACCTATAAAAAAGGGGGGCAAGGCCGCCAAACCATACACCCCCCACATGACAAAAATAAGCGAAGCGAAGATAACACAACACCCCTAGGTATGCAAATAAAAAAGGGGCCGAAGCCCCCTTAATCAAAACCTAAAAACCTATACGGCTAAGATAAACAAAATTTCTAAATCAAAAAAAAAGAGGCCCGAAGGCCCCTTTAAACAGAATCAAACTAATTAAGCTTGAATTACTGAAATCACATTCGTGAACGTGTCAACGAAGCAAGCGTCTGAATGGAACTTAGCAAAAGCCTCACGCATCTCACCACGGACAGTAGTTTCGTTAGTGGTTACGTTAGTGCCGTCTTGCTCGAAGAACCTTACAGAAACTCCCTCACGCTGGAACAACTGACCGACATTCTGTGAATCCATCACGTAGAACGTGTCGCTAGCTACGGCAGAAGACTCCTGAATTGGGAGGCCATAGATAGTAGGCGTGTTGTCAACGAAGATGACGGGAGCAGTATACTGGCCGTTCGTGTCACGAGCGTAAGCCAACTGAACCAGGTCGCTAGGATTCATCATAATAGCGTCAGGAGCGTAGTCGCTAGACTTCAGAAGACCGATAGCCGCCAAAATACAATCGTACTTAGTAGCAAGACCTGAGGCGATAGCATCCTCAAAGGAAGTACCCACCAAGTCAGCATCAGTCAAAGCACCGCTAGACAGACCATATAGGTTAGGAGCCGTTCCGTTACCAGTCAACAACTGAGTGTCCTCAGCGTTGTAGATTTGGCGTGGGAGTTCGTAAGCCAGGTAAGAAGTGATCCCCTGGAAGTCAGCCAACATTTGGTTAGACAGACGCATATAACCAGCGATAGTCTGAGCGTTGTACGTCTGAAGAGCGAAAGTCTTGTCGACTTGTTGCTTTGCAGAACCTTCAGCTACTACACCAGCCGCGTCAGTAGATGCGCTAATGTCGGGGAACTGAACCGCGTCACCGCTCATAGAACCTTGACGGAGTGCGTTTCTTACACGAAACTTACGCTCAACTTCAGGAAGGATAGGCAAATAAGCGTTGTCAACAACTTGAGTAGTCTGACCAGCAGTAGGCATATCCACGCCCTTAACCTTCAGGTCTTCGATGTTGAAACGGCTAGACTCACCCTTTACGAAAGAACGGAACCCGTCAGAGTCCATAGCGTTCATAAGAGCCTCCTGAGTAGTCTTAGCGACTGCCTCTTTGTCCTCCATTCCGTTAGCCTTGAGTTCGTTCACACGAGCCTCCAGGTTAGCGATAGAAGCGTTAGACTTCTCTAGTACCTCGTTGAAAGCGTTCAGCTTTTCCTGAGTGTATTCTTTTGATGCTTCTGCACCAGCGTTGATAGCACCATCCAAGTCTTTTTTGATGGCCTCCAACTGTGTTTTGATCTCTTCCATTTTCTTTTTAGGAATTATTAAACATTAATTGAGTTCCACAATTCTAAGACGTTCAACGGCTCGTTATTCGGAGTGTCCTTAGACGGCCCCTCAGTCACGAGTGTATTAATCAACGCTTTCAACTGCGAAAGTTCGTTCTCAATGGTAACAAATGTAGTGTCGGTAACATTAGCCCCTTTAATGAAGCTTTCCAATACCTCCATTCTGCCTTCGATCTCTTCAAGGCTCTTCATTCCCACAAAGGGAGTGTTTTCGTTAGCACCAAAGACCACGCTAGAACCTTCCCTTAGTTTGGTTTCTGTTATCTCGTAGCCCTTCAGCTTATTGTTGACATCTCTTATTTCAGAGAACACGAGCGGAACGAAACCAACTGAATGCTCTTTAATTATACCCTCCTGGTACATCGTAAGCACATCTTGAGCGAAAGGCCGCTTAGACATCTTAGACTCGAAGTATAGCCCGAAGTCATCTTCCTTCAGTTCCGTGATCTTACCAATTGGATTAAGTGGGTCGTGCATATACAGATGACCGATACGCCCTTTACCCATTGGCCCGTTCTCCTGAATGGACTTAGCGTAGGAGCCTCTTCGCATTATGTCCCCTTGGCTATCGACATTGTCAAAGGCTGAGAAGTAGCCGGCAACGGTTCCCTTTTCGGTGTCCACGTCCTTTAACTCTAGGCTCGTGTTCTTCGTGGTGTATACTTTATCCATACTCTTGTTTTCTTGCACAATCTTTTTAGACCAATAATAAGCTGGCTTCCCTCCCCAAGCGTCATACATCAAATTCCCACACTTCTCATAGCTTCCCCCGTCATAATACTCAGAAGCCCTAGCTAGGTAGCTATAAACTCTCTTCACGACATCTAGGGACAATTCACGGCCCTTGGCTAGGTCGTTTGCTCTTTGCTTCCCTACGTCCGTCCCACACGTCCCCCAACCATTTTCAGCGACATAATCTAAGACCCCTTGGGCCTTGTCTATAATCTCTTGGGTTGGTTTAAACATAGGGTCTAAGATAATTCCTCTTCTGTTGGGCCTTCTATCCTACGCCACCCTAACGCACAACGGCAATTGATAACATTATTAGGGCCTCCCTTTCGGTCACCTGGGAACTGCATCTTAGCCCCACCAACGTCAAAGTCTTCCTTTGCGCCTATTGATTCACTTCGCTTCATTTCATTGTGAGCGTTCCTAGTCCGTGCATCCTTCTTAGCGATCCAATATTTTTCCATTGTAACCCCATACTCTTGAAACAGATGCTCGGTACTCATAAACTCACCGTAAGAAGCGGCACTAAGGGTTTCGGTTCTAGCTATTCGTTCAGCTTGGAAACGTGAAGTTCGTCTTAGGTTGGCTAGAAACTTGTTGGTTTTAAGTGCCCTTTCTACCTCCTTGACCCCCTTACCCTCTTGGATAGCGTCTTGAACTATTGAGTTAATTAGGGCTTGCACGGACTCAGCGGATGTTAAGTCTATTGTCCTAATGTCACTAATGTTAGTTAGCAAGTATTGGGCTATTGCATCGGTCATCCATTGCACCTTGGGTATACCCTCACTTAAATCGCTCTTGAACTTGCCCTTGAAGTAGTCCTTAATGAACTGATTCGCAAAGATATAACCAGCATCATAGTAGAGTTCTTCTACTATCTTGGTAACCTTTGTTTCGGGGTAGTTAATAGGAAACCTGACGTTGTTTAGATCGCTTACGTCTACGGCCTTTGCATACTTCTCGTTTGCCTTGAATATCTCTTCAGTCAGTTCACGAGCGTAACGCCTAGAAATCTTGTCCCTTCGCCTATTAACTTCTAAGTACCTCTTATCTGCTGGACTCATTCCGCACCGTCAAAGCCACTAAGGTCGATTGGCGTAAGGCTAGAAGGAATGTAAACTTGCTCCATATCCTTATCATCAATAGCCGCCAACCCCATCATCTGTCTTTTCTCGTTTGGGGTCATCCAATACGCACCACTAAGGGCAGAAACTTGCTCCTTCTTGTCGGCTTGAAGTTCGGGAATCTCTGAAGTGTCAAACTTGAAATAAACCCCCTCGTCATTCATAAACAAACGATTGAAGCTATATTCGAACTTATTCAGCGTGGGAAGGATAGAGTCCGTATAAGCTTGCTTTCTGTACTGCTCCTGATTTGAGAATGTGCTAGAATCGTTGTTGTTGAACAGACCAACGGGCAAATTGTAGGCATTACAAACGTCACTTAACGAAAGGTCTAGAACCTCCATTATTCCCATATCCACGGGAGTGATACCAAAGTTAATGTAACCCAAGTCACCGACACCAACACCAATAGAATTAGAATTTGAGTTCTTTCGGACTTCCTTAATGCTTTGGCGCATCTCGTTAATTTCGTCTTGTGTCCAAGCATCCTTACCACCAGCGAAGTCAATTCCCTTATTATAGAGAATACCAGCGGCTCCTTGGTTATCCATAGACGCTTTTTGGGAATCATAGCCACTATTTGAAGTCTGAATTGATTTGAAGGCCGCTTGTAAAGGGCTTTGTCCGTATAAATGTTCACCGCTACCGAAGGCCATTTGCACGTTTTTGATGTGGATCACATTCTCAGCGTCCATCTTCGTGTTTATATAGCCTTCCGTGAATCTGTATTCTGCTACACCTCTTCCGCTCTTACCTGAGATGGCCTCTATGTATACACTAGGCAAAGCTTCCACGAGCAGAATACGACCCTCAGTTATTGCGGTTTCGCCCTTCTGACAATAGATATAACCGTTACCCGTCAAAAGGTAGTTAGAATACAAGTTGGCTAGGAAGTCGTTAAAACTTTGGTAGCTATTGGGTTGCTCTTTGACCCTCTCTAGTGGTTCGTATTCTATCTTGTTCCCCTCGGAGTCATACGCACACAAAGGAACGTTAGACATCTTCTTACTAAGGAAGTTAATTACTGAGTAAACGTCAGGGTTCTTCTGATAGGCTTGCTCTAGTAAACTCTCAAAGTTGAACGGTTGCCAAAT